CAAAGTCCTGCAAAATACGACTGGCTAATCTATTGCATGAAGCCAATAATCCTATGCGGAACTTGCATGTCCAGCGTTCACACATTAATTTGGTGGCCGATCCTAGTCGGTGAATACACATTGTTCACCATTGTCACGATGCTATCCGTTGCGTTTCTGAATACGTTGTTATATTTAATCATTGAAAAGTTGCAAGGAAAATGAGCTGGATCAACAAAGAAAAAGAACTACCAATGAAATCAGGCTTAATACTGGTGAATTGTTATATTGGTTTAGAAAATATCGTGAAGCCGATGTTTGTTCATAAGACGTTAAATATTAAAGCGCAATTTGGACTGTATCACGTAACGCATTGGCAGGAATTACCAAGTCCCGTTATTTTTCCCTAACTTAGCAAAATGAAACGAATACTATTCATAACAATCATGCTCGTTCTGGTTGGTTGCAAAAAAGATTGGAAATGTACCACAACAACAACTGGAGGCGTTCACGCTTCTTTTGATTTCAGAGGTACGAAAGCGGAAATGCAACAATATGAAACGGACAACACTAATTCGATAGTAACAACAGAATGTCAATAGAGAAAGATAAAGGAGGACGACCAAAAGTAGGCATTGAATCACTCCCAGAAGGGTGGCATCAAGAGGTTCTTGACTTATACGAAGAAGGTGGATCAGATGTTGAAGTAAAGGCAATGATTTATAAATGGAGGGGGTCATATTCAAACGATCTCTGGGATAGATGGATGAAGGAAGAGCAAGAATTTTCGGAAACCATAAAAATGGGAAAATCTTTATCGGCGGCATGGTGGGCTAATCAGGGACGTACTAATTTAACCAATAAAGACTTTTCTTTTACGGGTTGGTACATGAATATGAAGAACCGATTTGGTTGGAAAGATAAAACTGAAGTTGCCCAAACCGTTCAAAATCTTGCACCACTTTCACAGGATGAAATTGAGGCTGCTAAGAAAAGAATTGATGAAGAGTATTAATGAACCTATCAAGACAAGAACTAGCCATAATCAGAAATCAATGTGACGATGATTTGTTATTCTTTACGCGGTTTTTCTTCAAGGAATTACGCGGAACAAAATTCATTGTTTCGGACCACCAGCGCAAAATATGCGATCAACTACACCGTGTCGAATCATACGAATTAGAGCTTCTCAACATTAACATTCCGCCCAGGTTTAGCAAAACAGAACTTGCAGCGGTTAATTTCATAGCGCGTGGAATTGGAATGAATGCGACTTCGAACTGGTTGTATATTACTGCATCCGATGAATTGCGTTCTGAAACGTCCATACGAATCAGGGACATTGTATCACACCCATACTTCAAAATCATGTACGGGGTCGAACTGAAGAAGGACCAGAACAGCAAAAATCTATGGCGGACCACTCAGGGCGGCGGACTTAAAACGGCGACGATATTCGGACAAGTGACGGGTTTCGGTGCTGGTCAAATGGTGGATGAAGATACGGCCGATTTGATGCGATCATTTGAAGGTGCTCAGGTTTGGGATGATATAAACAAAATAGACGATTCTGACACACAAAACGCAAATAACGATAAGGTAACGCGGACCATTTTCAACACGCTACTATCCAGAAAGAACTCCAGCGACACACCAATAATCAACATTCAACAAAGAGCTGGGCTATCCGACGCAACCGAACAGTTAATCGAGCATTACGGAAAGGACAACCCGAAAGTTAATTTCATGGTCATGCCTGTTATTACCGACGGCGTACCGTTATGGAATTGGAAACTAAACGTTGAACAGATAAACGACCTACGTACAAGCCCAAAGACGTCACACGTATTCGATACACAATACATGCAGAACCCAACACCTAAAGAGGGGCTTGTTTGGGAAAAATCAACACTACAGTATTACGATGAATTACCGCCCGAATCAACTTGGGACATTCGTTTGGGCTATTCCGATCCTGCTGACGTTGGAATTGACAATCATTCCGTTCCGTTTGCGGTCATTTCTGGTGGGTTGGTGTATGTTCATGACGTTATATTTTCACAATTGAACCTTACAGAGATACAACCCACTTTAGTGGAGCGTATCAAAACGCACAAGATAGATGAATTGTTCCTTGAAGTGAACAACGCTGGCGCATTATTTAGGCGTGATCTAGCTGAGCAAATCGATTGCCCTATATTTGGACTCAAAAATACAACTAACAAAATGTCGCGTATCTTAGCCCAGGAAGGTTGGGTTCGACAATATTTCCGTTTCCGTCAGGATTCATTGCCTGAATCGGACTATGATAAGTTCCTTCAGCAAGTTTGGCGAATACTTCGGGACGGTACATACAAGAAAGACGACGCGCCCGACTCATTAGCTGGCTTATGTTTTATGATTAGACGAAATTATTTATCATTATTTGAGTAGTATATATATAATTATATGTATATTTGTGGCATGGAAAAGAAAATAAAGGAATTAGAGCAAGGTATTTATGACCTTACAAAGCAATTAGCAGAATTAAAAGATAAGCCATTTGTCACAGCAAAGGCGATCTTCTTCCCTTACAAACACGAGGACGAATTGAAGCCAAAGTTTGAGGTTGGTAAATGGTATAAATTAACAAGAGATTACGGGATATTAAAAAAGGATATGGTGTTTATGTATGTGAGGCGTCAAGATGATGATAATAAATATCCATTCGTGATTGTAAATCATCAAATGTTTAGTGAGGTTAGTGATGGTGGTAAGAATTATCTGGCACCAAATGAAGACCAACTTATAGAAGCCACCAACGAAGAGGTACAAACCGCTTTGATTAAAGAGGCTAAGAAGAGAGGGTTTAAGGAAGGGGTTAGTTTTTTATCTACAAATGGAAACAAGAAACATACTTTATTAAGTTCAAATTTCACTTTTGAAAATCTAGGTCATATAGGTAAGGTTCTAGGGACTGAGACTTGTTGGTTTTATCACAACGGCAAATGGGCTACAATAATCGACACGCCTTTAATGATTAACGGCTACGAGATGAAGCAAGATGGGGATATAATAGTTTTTGGATTTGGTCAGTTTCATAAGGAACAGTTGAAAGACTTATTATTAGACATATTAGATACTGGCTTTAATGGGTATGACAGATCATCAAACAGAACAATCAAATCAATCACCCTAGACGACGGAATGGTAATCACAACCGACCAGCTCAAACAAATAGTTGACAAGATCAAATAATTCCATAACGGCCACCGCTTAACAATGTGGCTTTTTTTAAAACAAGATTATGAAAGTAAAGATAATAAAAAACGGTTGTGCAATATTTCCAGAATCTTCAATCATTGAAGTAGACAGATTAGAACCACCGATGAAAAGCGTTATAAACGAAGCGAACGGCAATAATTATTTGCCTCCTAAAGTTGTTGTAAAAGAGTTTAAAGGCGATGCAACCCATTTTTGTACAAGTTGTGGCAAAGACCAACACGACCCTAAAAACTGGCACAATAAATCTGTGTCTATAAATTACGCGTCAGGTAGTGCAATGTTTAACGGGTTAAAGTCTGGCACATGTCAAAGGTGTTTTAATACATTAACTAAATAAAATAGATATTCCTTGTATATGTATATAATTATATATACATTAGCACTATGGAACAAAACAAAGAATATATTCACTTCATCGACGACGATCCGAAAGGGTGTTGGTACGTTGGAAAAATGATCGTGTTGTGCGGAATTGGTGCAGCATTGCTAATAATATTAATCTCAGAAATCTCAAAACTATGTTAAAAACAACCTTTTTTGATGTGCTTCGATTCGAGAACGAAGAAGCCGCAACCGAAATATTCACAGTCGAATATACTGAAGACAAAATGAAAATAACGTGTCCAGGTGGCACCATTGAAGAATTGCCTCGGCGTAGTTCTGATATGAATCAAATGCACCCAGCGGACCACAAAGTTCTGTTCGGTTTTTTAAACAAACGAATGGAGGAATTGGTATGAGTGAAGAAGCAAAAAGATATTCATGCGGAAACGGTGACGGAATGTTTGAAGATAAAAACGGGTTTTATGTAAAGTATAGCCAACCCACCCTATTCAAAGTAGCAACAGAAGACAGTTGTGTGGTGTTGGAAAAGCCAAGTACACCAGAAGAACCTTATCTCTCTGATACGGACTGTGACGTTCATACTCAATGGAAAATATACTTGGGTAGGTACAATAAAGCCCCCTCAATAAGCCAAGACCGTTTGGAGTTGAATAGGTCAAGGAAAATGTCTAATGACTATAAGAAGCTAACTGAAAACACAATTAAGGGGTGGAAGCTAACTGAAAACAAACTCACCGAATCCAACAAGCAGCTAAAGGAGTATAAGGAGGTGGTTGATGAGATTAAGAAAATTGATAGGTTTGAAATGGAAGCAGGTTTGGGATATAATGAAGGCCTTGTTTATAAAGAAAAAGAAAGTGAAGGCACATGGATAAAATTTGAAACAGTTGATGAACTCCTATCCAAACTAAACAAAGACTAAACCAATTAAACTATAACGATATGAAAACACCAATGCAAGAATTGATTGATTCAATTGAACCGATATTAACAAACGGTCAATTTAATTTTAGTTATAAAGCTGGTATTGCTTCTGCCGTAACAAAGGCTAAAAGACTACTCGAAAAA